AAAGCCAATCAAACGTGATGAATTTCTTAGGAAAGTTTTTAGATGAAAATGGATTCATTAAAGATACCGAAGGATATCACAAAGCATTATACGTAGCTATGAATTACGAATCAATCTTATCTAATGTTTATGAAACAGCTAAAGCTAAAGCAATAGAGGACGAGGTTAAGAATAGTAAGAATATAGATATGGGAATGAGAAAAACTCCAGAAAGTTTACCTTCTGGTGTGAAATTTAAATTAGTATAAAATCTTAAAAAACAAAAAAGATGGCATTAAATGCAAATCCTGGAGTTAAATTAACTCCTACAGCTACAAAAGAAATTTTGAACTCTAACTATTTAGAGGCTTCTGATTTCGACTTTACTACTCAGAATTTACCTGAGTTATACGAGAAAGAATTTGCTCGTTACGGAAACCAATCATTAAAAGGTTTCTTAGAAAAAATGGGTCAAGAAATGGCTATTCAGTCTGACTTGATTAAATGGGCTGAAGAAGGTCGCTTAAGACCAGTTGGGACTGGAATTACTCGCTCTGCTGCTGTATTTACATTGGTAGCACACCCATTCCGTAAAAATGATACTATTGTTTTAAATGATGGATCTTTAGAGGTTAAAGGTATTGTAACTGCTGTTACTGCTGATACTTTCACAGTTGCTGCCGCTACAACTACAGCGTTCACTGGTTTTGCTACAACTGCAATTAAAGCCTTCACTTACTCTAATGAGTATAAAAAAGGAACTAACGGAAGAAGTGAGTCTTTAGAGGCTACTCCAGATATCTTCGAAAACAAACCAATCATCATCAAGGAACTTGACGAAGTTAATGGATCTGATATGGCTCAAGTTGGATGGATTGAAGTTGAAGGAGAAGGTGGTGTAGGTTACTTATGGTACTTGAAATCAAGAGCGCAATCTCGTATGCGTTTTGATGACTACATCGAAATGGGTATGATTGAGGGTATTTCTTTTGAGTCTGGTTCTGCTGCTGCTGGAGCAACTATCGATGGAAGTACAGGTTATACAGGTACTGAAGGTTTCTTCGAAGCTGTAGAACAAGGTAACGTTTTTGCTGGTGTAATTTCTTCTATGACTGATGTTGATGAAATCTTATCTCGTTTGAACAAACAAGGTGCTATTTCTGAGTACATTATGATGAATGATTTCGATCAAGATAGAAACATTGATTACTTATTGGCTGCTCAAAACTCTTACGGTGTAGGTGGAACTTCTTACGGAGCTTTCAACAACAGCGAAGATATGGCTTTAAACTTAGGATTTACTGGATTCAAAGTTGCTGGTTATGAAATCTACAAATCTCAATGGAAATACTTAGATGATCCAACTGCTCGTGGTTTATTCGAAGGTAATCAAGCTATTAACGGTGTTTTATGTCCTTCTGGAACTAAAACTGTTAGAGACGAAGTTTTAGGTGCTAATGCTACTTTACCATTCTTACACGTTAAATACCGTAAGTCAGGTACTGAAGACAGACGTTACAAAGTATGGCAAACTGGTTCAGCTGGTGGAGCAAACAACTCTAGCTTAGATGCAAACCAAATGCATATGTTAACTGAAAGAGCTTTATGTACAATGGGAAGAAATAACTTCGTATTGGTTAAAGGATAATAATTTCGGTTATTAATTATAGGAAGAGAGAGGGGTATTACCTCTCTCTTTTTTATTTCGTATCTTTGCAAAATAATAATTCTAATTTAATTTAATATGGCAACAAAAGCTATCAAAAAAGCTGATGAAACAGCTAAAGACAAAACCTATGTCTTAATGTCAAGAAACCAACCTATGCAGTTTTTCTTGAGAAATAGGCATAAAAAAGGTTCACCATTACAGTACTATGACGAAGATGAAAAAACTCTAAGAAGTTTATGTTATGGTACAAACCAATTATCTATATTTGAAGACGAACAAACTGGAGATGTAATTCTAGGTTCGATTATCTTTCAAAATGGAAAACTTACTGTTCCAAGAACAAATCCTCAACTTCAAAAATTCTTAGAGATTACTCCAGATAATGGTATTGTATTTCAAGAATTTAAACCAGACGAGATTGCTGAAAAAGAATTAACATCTTTAGAACTTGAAATGGAGGCATTACAAGTAGCAATGAATCTTACATTACCAGAAATTGAAAGTATTGCATTAGCCTTGTACGGAAGTGAATCTGTTAAAAAGAAAACCGCCGAAATTAAGAGAGATGTATTCTTGTATGCAAAATCAAATCCAACTTCATTTATGAATTTAGCGGCTGACGATTTAACCAAATTAAAAGGTTTAGGTGTTAGGGCTACAGAATTAAACCTAGCTCAGTACAAAGGAAATGCATTCTATAATGGTGAAACATTATTGTGTAGAGTTCCATTTGACGAGACAGATAAGTTCAACACATTGGCAAGATGGATGAACGATACAGACGAAGGTAAAGCCTTTAATAAGTACGTTCAGAGTAAGATTAAATAAGATATAAACTTATAGGTCTAAAATTAGAGAGGAAACCCCTCTCTTTTTTTATTTCGTATCTTTGCAAATAATTTTATGTAAAAATGATAAATCAAGTATACACGACTGTATTAGCTATATTAAACAAGGATAACAGAGGGTATGTTAGTCCTTTGGAGTTTAACTTGTATTCTGAATTAGCTCAGATGGCTATATTTGAAGAAATGTTTCACAAGTACTCAAGATCTCTTGTAAAACAAAACAGCAGAATGTATAATTCTGAATTTTCTGATATACCAAAACACATAAGAGAAGCTTTTGACGTGTTTGTAAAAGAGGATAGCGTTACAATAATACCTAATACTCCTATATATCAATATACAGTAACCGATTTCTATAAAGGAATAAAGCTTGAAAGATATTTTGGAGACGACTTATTTACAAACAGGAGAGAGATTGAGGAGATAAGTAAGCTTGAGATTAACAGGTTGGTTAATAACAACTTAACATTACCTACAGACGAATATCCAGTATACTTTGGTATTGAAGGAAAATATAGAGTATTTCCAGAAAGCACTACAGCTAAAATAATTGGAACTTACATAAGAAAACCAAAAGCGCCTAAATGGACTTATCAAAGTGTGTCAGGAAATCCATTATTTAATCCAGCAGCAAGTGACTATCAAGACTTTGAATTGCCAGTTCAATTTTTTAGCGACCTAGTTATAAAGATATTAGGATACTGTGGTATTGAAATAAGAGAGACTGATGTAGTTCAAATAAGTCAAGCTATGGAGACAGCAAACACCAATAACGAACAATTATAATAAAAGATATATAGATGCCACATCAAATTTTACCACCAATAGATTATTATCAAAACGAAGAGAATTGGGGAAGCTATCAATACATATCTTTATCTCAATTAGTTAATAATTTTATGTTAGAACAAATAGGTGATGATAGACTATTATCTAACGTAAAGAGATATAATGTACTTCAACACTTCAAGAGAGGTATACAAGAATTCAATTACGATACACTAAAAGAGGTTAAGGTTGTTGAGATGGAACTTAGTGATTCATTGCTTTTAACATTGCCTCACGATTTTGTATCATACGTAAGAGTATCTGTTGTTGGACAAGATGGATTGTTAAGACCATTGTCAAAAGACTCTAGAACATTGATAGGAACTGCTTACCTGCAAGACCACGAATATAATATATTATTTGACCAAAACGGATATCCTTTAGAGGCTAACGAGACCGAGACGTTCAAAAGATATACATCTAGAAGCATATCTACAGTTTCTGCTCCTATGAGTACAGAGATAGGAGGAGCCAATTATGGTTTGAATCCAGACTTAAATGGTAATGGATATTTCAATATTGATAAAAGAAGAGGTGTTATGGCATTCTCTTCAAATGTTGGCGGTAATGTAATTGTATTGGAATATATCTCTGACGGATTAGAATATAACAACGGAGACGATGTTATGATTCATAAGTTAGCAGAGCAAGCTTTATACAGCTACGTTAAATATGCTATATTAAACAATAAATATGGTGTTCAGGAATACATCATTAATAGAGCCAAGAAAGACTACTATAGAGATCTACAGAACGCTAATATAAGAATGATGGAATTAAGAGGTAGTGAATTACTTATACTTCTTAATGGAAGAAATAAATGGTTGAAATAAAAAAGAAATATTAAATGACCAAAATTCAAAATAATTTCCTAAAGGCCACAATTAATAAAGACTTAGACGAAAGACTAACTCCTAATGGCCAGATGACTGATGCAACCAACTTTATGGTTACATCTGAAGATTCTAGCGGTATGGGTGTCGGTAAAAATGTATTTGGAAATACTTTAGTTTCGACATTGAATGACTCTGGCGCTGTAGTTATAGGAAGTGTTGCAGACGATAGCAATGAAAGGGTATTCTTTTTTGCGCACTCAAATACATACGACTACGTATATCAATACAACTTATCGAATAATACGGCAGAGAGGGTTCTTCAGTCAACAGCTTCGACTGGTGTTTTGAATTTTAGTTTAAGCCACAGAATATCTCACATAGATATATTTGTTGGAGTTGAAGGAGATTCGTTGATATCTTGGACAGATGGACTTAATCCACCTAGAATAGTTGGTATAGAAAAAGCAAAGACTTATACGGTAAATGGTTTTTCTCAAACTGACATATCTGTAATGAAGCCTTCTCCTATATTTGCTCCAGCTATAAATTTAGTTAGTACTAATACAGGTACGTTAAGTAATTTTCTTGAAGATAAATTTTTACAGTTTGCTTACAGATATAAATATGAAGGAGATTATTATTCAGCTATATCATCTTGGAGTCAAGTTGCTTTTGTTCCTTCTTCGTTTGATTTAGACTATCAAACATATGAAAATCTAGGTATGGTTAATTTAGCTAATGCTGTTGAAATTGACTTTAACTGCGGAGGCTCAAATGTAATTGGTGTGGATCTTTTGTTTAAAGAAAGTGAAAGTTCTACAGTATATGTTATAGATAAATTTTTAAAACAAGAGGAAGGATGGAATACTCCAAATCAAGTTATTACATATACATTTTCTGGAAATAAAATATATAGCGTACTAGAAGAATCTCAGTACTTTAGAAGTTTTGATAATGTTCCACTAACAGCTAACACACAAGCCAGAGTTGGAAATAGACTTGTTTATGGCAATTTCATTGAAGGAAGAAATATAGAAGAAAAGGTGTCACTTGGTGTTGACTATGTTTCATCTCCGCTTGTTTTAGATAACAAGACTGGAACTATAGATGATTACGTAGATACAGATACACTGTTTGCAAATATAGTTGATTTTGAAAGAGGTAATGTAGACGGTGGTTTAAGTCCTGTTTCAGATCAAATGAACTACTCTTTAAATAGATTGAACGCAGTAATATCAACACTGCCAGGTTTGAATACAATTTACTTAGTAATTGATATAACACCAAAGGCTGAGTATTTATCTTCTGTTTATAATTTAGTTATAAAAAAGTCTGGAGTTGTATTATTTAATGAAACAAACTTATCTGGAGTAGAGACAATAACAAAAACAATATCTACTGATTCAGAGTTAACATTCTTTATTACTTCAGCAGACGGTCTTATATATGATTTAAAATTAAACTACAATATAGAAGAAGGATCTATAGGTATAGTATCTAGATGGGATTATTATGCTGACGATCAATTATCATATCCAAAAAACGGTGGATATGGAGCTTCTCTAGAGGGTGATACTATAATAAAAAGGTACAGTGAATTTGATTTTGATTCTTTTGTTTTTGAACAAGGAAAGCAAATGAGGTTTGAGTTTGATCTACAATCGTCATTGGTTTATGAAGTAAAACCAAGCCTTACTTTTTTCTACAATATAGAAGCAAATTACACAGACCTTCAAGACTTCCTTTTAAACTCAGAGTTTATTGAAACAATAGAAGGTGTTTTTTCTGATTCATTTGTAACTGGAACAAATTCATTTGCTAGTAATGCTGGAGCGCCTGTCTCTTATGTAGGATTCAAAGTGTCTTCAGTTGGTGACACTCTAAGAATAACAACGCCAGAGATTATTTACTCTGTAACAGAAGATAGTGGTATTATTGAAAATAAAAATGACTTTTATTTAAACACAAGTGTTTCTTTTGGATTGTACAGTGAAGATGCTTTTACAAGTATGCATTCAAATAGAGATTATACTTGTGACATAATATACTTAGATAACGAAGGGAGAAAGACCACTGTGCTTAGTGGTGGAAATACGTCTGTATATATCCCAGCTCTAGAGAGCGAGAACACAAACAAGATAAGTGTTGAAACACTTTCAAATCCTCCATCTTGGGCTAAGTACTATAAGTTTGCTATAAAAGAAACAAAGAGAGCTTATAATACAATATATGGAAATGTTGTATACGAAGATGGGGTGTATAGATGGATAAAATTAACTGGTGAAAATAAAAACAAGGTAAAGGAAGGTGATGTTCTTTTATTGAAATCAGATTATTCTGGAGTTGTTGATTCACCTGTTCAAATAAAAGTAATAGAAGTAGCCACAAAAGAAAGTGACTTTATAGCTGGAAATGTAACATCCAATGGAGATGATTTAATAGAAGAGAGCGGTCTTTACTTTAAAATAAAACAAGGGTCTTTTAATATAAATATAGGTGATGATTCATTTGTAACATATGAAGGATTTGGAAAGAGAAGATATGCGTCAAGAAGTTTTGTTTCTACGGAGCCTCTATTTGGAGAGTATAATGATTCTGGTGTATTTGTTCCAAAACCAGTGTCTAATGGAACTCAAATAAAATTTGAAGTAAAGATCTGGGCTAAAGGAGCTATAGCTTTTGAACATATAGTTTCAGTGAATACTTTTGCTCAGGATGACTATCCAAGTGTAAAAGATTGGTGGGATGCAGAGGTTGCTACGTTATCATCTTGGACTTTATTTGCTAATGATTATTTAAAAGATTACGAGTGGACAATAGATGATACTTTCGGAACTAGATTTAGAGTAAAACCTTGGAGAGATGGAACTGCATCTAGAGATATAATGACGAAAGTTACTTTTGATATTAACTTTAGCGGAGGAACATTGGTATTTGAAAACTATGAGCCAGAACAATTAAATGCTCCTTATTATGAAAGTGTAGAAACTTATACTATAGTTAATGGTGATCATTTTTCTGGAGACTCATTAAACCCAAATACTCACGTATTAAACAAAACATTCAACTGCTTTACGTTTGGAAATGGAGTAGAGAGTAACGCTGTTAAAGATTCATTTAACGGTAAAAAGTTTTACATAAATTCAAATCCTACTGCAATATCAGAGGATGTATATAGACAAGTTAATAGATATGCTGATTTAACTTATTCTGGTGTATATCAAGAAAGCACAAACGTGAATAGACTTAATGAATTTAATCTTTCATTGGCTAACTATAAAGATGATTTAGAGAAAAAGTACGGACCTATCGTTAGATTATCTTCGGACCAAACAGATATACTTGTAATTCAAGAGGATAGAGTTAGTAAGGTATTATATGGTAAAGACGTACTGTATAATACTGACGCAACAACAAATCTATCTAGAATAGAGGATGTATTAGGCCAGCAAGTTATTTATGCTGGAGATTACGGAATATCTTTCCACCCAGAGAGTTTTATTGATTATGGAACAAATAAGTTCTTTACAGATACCAAAAGAGGTGTTGTTCTTAGATTAAACGACTCAAATGGTTTGGAGGAAATATCTAAAAAAGGAATGACTGATTACTTCAAGAAATTATTTAGAGACAATACTATAAATAATATCATAGGTAGTTATGATTCTTTTTACGATACTTACGTATTGAATATTAAGTATAATGGAAACCAATATGTTACTTGGTTGTACTCTGACGAAGCTCAAGGTTTCTTAACTAAAGTTACCTATAATCCTGACCATATGATTAAACTTAATAATAACTTTATTACGTTTAAAAATGGAAACGTTTACAAGCATAATGTAGGTTCATACAATACATTTTATGGAACAAGAACAGCTAGTAATTTTAAGGTAAATATATCACAAGATCCATCAACTAGAAAGATATTTAAAAACATATCAATAGAGGGTGATAATGCTTGGGATATACAAGCTACAACAGACCTACAAAGTGGATACATAAATCAAGCTGACTTCAAGAAAAAAGAAGGTGTTTACTATGCATACATAAGAGGTAATAATACTGTCGACACAAGCGCTGTATCAGTAACTGGTCTTGGAACAATAAATCAAATAACTGGTATTAACTTATTTTTAAGTCATATACCAAATACTATCAGTGTTGGAGATATCGTATACAATACATCACTCTCACCAATAGGAACAATACTTCTTATCGAAGATAATTATATAGTATTAAATACCGTTGCAGGTTTATCTGTTGGAGATTTTATACTGTCATCTAAGTTAGCAAGTATAGAGACATCTGGAATATTAGGATATTATATGAATGTTAGTGGAACATTAGACTCCACAACAAGATCTGAGATATACGCAATTAATTCGGAGGTATCAAAATCATTTGAATAAATACTTTATCTTTGCAATATGGATATTAGAATTGCAGAACATACTGACTACGAGACACTAAAGGATTGGTGGGGTTTTTGGAGATTTCCAGCCCCTTCGAGACCGTCTTTACCACAGTATCAACAAGGCTATTTTAATGGTTTAATTGCTTCATATAATGGAAAAGATATAGCTGCTGGATTCTTATACGAAACAAACTCAAGTATGTGTTGGATTGAATATATCGTTACAAATCCAAAGACTAGTTCGGAAGAAAGAGAAGAGGCTATTTTAAGAGTATTAGAGGAACTTTCTTCGTCAGCAAGAGAGTTAGGTTACTCTATAGTATTTTCATCGCTTAAAAACGAAAGTTTGATAGAGAAATACAAGAAGAGTGGATTTATAGAAGGCACAAAAGGAACAACAGAATTAATAAAAATATTATAAAAATATGGCAGCAGCTACAACAATAGCAATGGCTGGTGTAGGTCTTTTAGGATCTGGATACCAAGCTATAAAAGGAGCAAAAGACGCAAGAGATGCTAAGAGAGCTTTAGAGAATTACGAAAGACAAGAGCTATCTAACATTGCGGAAGGATTACAAGTATCAACACTTGGTGCTGATTTACAAAGAGAACAGGCAGCAAGACTGGCATCTACTCAGGTAAGTGCATTACAGGGATCTGGAACGAGAGGTGTTATTGGTGGACTAGGTCGTGTAGAGGAAGGTAGTCAGCAATTAAATAGACAAATTGGTGCAGAGCTTGATGCTCAACAAAAACAAATAGATCAAATGTATGCTCAAGATCAAGCAAACATAAGAAGTATGCAAGAGCAAAGAGAACAACAAGATATATCTGGTTTATCATCTCAATATAATGCTGGAAATCAAATGATGTGGCAAGGGATTGGTGGTATAGCTCAAACAGGTATGGCTGGTCTTGGTGCGTTAGGTAAAGCTAATGATGCTACTAAAGCAGCTGGAACATTTAATGGTGTGAATAAAACATTTGATCCATCAGTTTATACACCAAAATCAATTTATTTTCAATAATTATGGCAGTAGTAGGTAAGGTAGGAACATACGCTCAAGTACAACCAATTCAAGGCCCAGACTTTGGAGGTATGGTTGAGAGACAGTTCGATAAAATAAAAGCCGAAAAAGCAGCTAAAGAAGCAGCTAAAGCTAAAGCTAAAAAAGACGAGCAAGATAAGGTTGCAAGACTTGGTGGGCTTGGAGATCTTAAGACCACTAATATCAATGGTTTTAATAAAGGTCTTTTTGATGCTTACTCTCAAATGAAGAATGAGTACGCTGAAGCTGAATCAAGAGGTGATTATTATGCGGCTAGAAGATTAAAAGACTCTCTATCCACATTGAATAATGCCACAGATATGGCTGTTAATAAAATGAAGTTT